CAACCGAGCCCGGACATTCTCACGGGCGAGGTAGTCTCCCAGGACATGCTGACAAGGGCCGGATGGCGCAGTTCGAACGCCATTCCCACCATCGCCAATCCGTCCGCGGCCTGGCAGATCATGATGCACCAGCATGGCGCACGGGCGGTGGAGCTCTACTACGCCAACTTCGAAGAGAAGCATACCCATTACGGGGCCCAGCTTGAAACCCGCCGCGAGGCTCTCTTGTCCCGCAATACCTCTGTGATCTCGGTTAGCGAGAACCCGGAGGACGAAAAGATCCGCGACGCCGTCAAGGGCATGCTCAAGGCGATCCGCCAGTTCCACACGGTGCGGGAGGGCGGTCTCGATGCACTCAATGAAGGTGTGGCGATGGCAGAACTAATGTGGGGCTACAAGGACGGGCTGCTAATGCCGCTCCAAATCAAATGGCGGCCGCAATTTCTCTTCTCCTTCGGCGGTATGGTGGAGGCCCAGGATGGCGAGTTGCGATTGTGTCCCGATGGGACGGGCGATGGGACACCTGTCAGCGCATTGAACGCGGGCGAACGGTTCAAATTCATCGTCGTGACCTACAAACCTAAAAAGGGCAATCGCTGGGGATCTCCCCTGGGCCGCCGCGTGTTCTGGCCGATCTGGTTCGAGTTGCAGGGGGCAAGAACTTGGCTGAAGTTCATGGAAAAAGGAACCGGGACGGTCGTCACCCGATACCCGACGGGATCGGACATCAAGAAAAAAGACCAGGCACTCGAAGCGGCGCAGACGATCAATGAGGATGTGGCCTGCGCCGTTGCCGATGGCATGAACGTTGAGATCCTCGAAAAAGCCCGCTCCGGAGCCACTGACGTTTATATGAACTGGGTGAAGGAATATTGCCAGGCCATGATCAGCCGGCGCGTGCTGGGACAACTGGGAACGTCGGAGGGAATTGCCCATGGCGGAGGCCGCGCCGCCGTCGAGACATTGAAAATCGTTCAGCAGGAGAAGATGAAGAGCGATGCCAACATGGAAGAAGACTGGGTGAACGATCAGCTCATCGCCACGTTTATCCTGGTGAATTTCGGCCCCAATATCCCCGCGCCGCGCTATCAGGTTGAGGTGGAGGAAAAGGCCGATCTGGCCGCGGCATCCGTCGTCAAGGCACGGCTGCAGCAGATGGGACTCCCGATCAGCGCAGTGGCCACTCGAAAACAGTTCGATGAGCCGGAACCGATAAAGCCGGAAGACGTTTTGGTGCCGATCCCCGGCACCCATCCGGCCGGCGGCACCGGTGGAGCTACCGGCGCTGACAATCCGGTCCCCGCTGAATTTTCTACTCCGGCAGCAGCGGTACCTGGACGGACGGAAGAACATGCCAGTGAAACCGGGACGGTTATCGCGAGCCTGGAAAACAAACAGGTGATTCCACTCTATCAGGAATTCGTGAAAGCCATTGAGAGCGAAATTAATGATTAGGAATTAGGAATGCAAAAGCAGATCAGGTTAAAAGGCCTCAACGATTGGAAGCTCAAATTCTCGCGGAAATTTGGGCAGGCCATCGTTCTGTCGAATCTGCTGGGGCGCGCGCATGTCCGGATCGAAGCGAAACTCGATACCAACGTTCAACCGAAGCCGTCGGACCAGGCTCTTTTCGCTGCGTTCGAACAATCGCGAGAGGCCGGCGCGGCCGCCGGGGCCGTCCTTTTCCAAAATGTTCTCGGCAGCATCAACGTACCGCCGACCGCCGCCATTGACATTTTGAGAAATAAGGTCCCCATGACACAGGCCGCCTGGGAGCGGCTGAACGCCCAGGCGAGGCTTGGCGCCTGGTATATCGCCGGAATCGAATCGGTGGATCTCATCGCACGGGCCCAAAGGCTTTTGATCGAGGGCCTGGAACAAGGACTGACGACCGAGCAGATTATCAGGAACATTCGCGAGGCCTATTCCTCTTACGGCGTGACGCCGGAGAATCCGAGCCACATCGATACGATGGTGGCGACGAACTTGATGCAGGCCTATAACGCGGGCCGCATCTCGCAGATGCTGGATCCGGCGGTCGTGGGTGCACTGCCCTTCTGGGTCTATCGAACCATGGGCGACAATCGCGTGCGGCCGGCCCATCGGGCGTTACAGGGATTTATTGCCCGGGCCGACGATCCGTTCTGGAGAAAATATTATCCCCCCAACGGATTCAATTGCCGCTGCATGGTGGACGCCATCGGGGGCGAGCATGCTCGGGAGGTTGCCGGAAATCAGAATTTCACGGCGCCGGCCGCCGGACGGATTCCAACGGTCAACGGGCAACCGGCCGTTCCGGATCCGGGCTTCGGCGGATGGCCCGGAGGTTTTTGGGAAAACCTACTACGTACCGGAACTCCGGGCGGGGGAAATTGAATGGATGGACTCGATAGTGACTATCTCGATGCTGCTCAGGAATGCGGGGACCAGAAGATTGTCTGCGTCCAATGCCACAACAATTTCACCTGGTCGGTGATGGAGCAGGAATTTTACCGCGGAAAAGGCTTCGATCCTCCGAAACGGTGCCCGGTTTGTCGAAGATTTCGAAAAGCCGCCCGGGAGGAGAAAAACCGGCCAGGGAGAAATGGCCCAAATTCGCCATTAGAGGGCCAAGGCTGATTTCGGGGTACCTGGAGTACCTTCCAGCCCCACGGCGAGTTTTTTACATACTTTTTACAGTTTTTTACAGTGGTTTGAGAGACCTCAGATGAAGAAAACGACACTTTTTCAGGACTGAAGCACAAAAGAGGTCAAAAAAGACCTTTTGGAGGACGGGATGGGACGAATTTTTGAGAAATTTGACGACGGCGCCTGGGTGGAGGTTTGGGCCCCGGGAAAATACCCCCAGGGATCCTACACGGAGAGCGATCTTCACGACATCGTAGCCACCTACAATCCGGGAAATATCCACGAGGCGAAAGTCAACGTCGACCATGGGGACAAATCGAAGGGTTTCGCCGTCATCGCCGCCGTGAAAGAAGCTGCGGGAAAACTCTATGCCAAATACGACAAGATCACCGACTCCCTGAAATCTTTGAACCGCGACGGAATGCTGAACGGCTGGTCCATTGAACTCGATAAACTGAAGGATTCGGGGAAATGGTATCTGACCGGGATCGGCGCGCTCATCAACAAACAACCGCAAGTGAAGGGACTGGCGCCCGCCATATTCGAGGAGGGCGTCGCGCTCGCTTATTTCTTTGACCTCGACCAACCGAACCAAAACAAGGAGGGATCCATGGACTTAGAAGGACTCAAGAAATGGTTTTCCGAACAATTGACCGCGCTGAGCGATCAGTTGAAGGAGCTGAAAGCAAAATTCACCAACAAGGCTGCCACCGACGAGGGAACCGTCAAATTCGAGGATCTCAGCAAAACGTTCGCCTCCTCGATCGACAAACTCCAGGCCGACTTCACGGCCAAATTCAGGGATATGAGCGCCAAGGTCACCGAAGGCGAAACTGCCAAGGCGGAATTGGCAAAGGCAAAGAAAGATTCGCTGCTGGGCCAGATCAAGGCCTTCTGCGAAAAGCTGGCCGGCGACGGCAAATTTGTTCCCGCCTTCGAAAAGCGCGGCGTCGTTCAATTCATGTCGCGCCTCGCTGAAGCCGACGAGAAGCAGACGGTGAAATTCTCCGATGCCAAGGGCGAAGAGAAAACTGTGGGCCTGCTCGATTGGTTCCAGGGCTTCATGAGCGACTTCAAACCCATCATCAACTTCGCCGAAATTGTGACTCCCAAGATGCAAGGCTCCGGGATGCAGTTCGCGAAGGTTCAGTTCGACGAGCAGGTGACGAAGACCATGCAAACCGAAAAGCTCAACCGGGCTGATGCCATCGCAAAGGTCATGAACTCGAACCCGGATCTTTACGAGAAGGCCAAGACGAGCGCCGCCGCGGCGAAGTAACTTCGGATCTCCGCGTGATAGACGCGGAAGCAATTCAAACTTTAAACGCGCCTCGATTATTCGGGGCAGACAGAAAGCGAGGAATCAAATGAGAGAAGGACCAATCTCAATACATGAGGGCGAAGATCTGCACCACAAACTCTTCCATTGCGTCTACCTCGACCCGACCACCGGCAAGGCACTACTGGCCGGAGCGGGCACGGGCACGCATGTCATTAACGATTACGCTGACGGGGAATGCACATTGCCGATCATGGGTGAAGCGGAGGTCAAACTCGGGGCTGGTGTTGCCGCCGGGGCGCGTCTGGTCTCCGATTCCGATGGACATGCCATCGCTGGATCCGGTGGTGAATCCATCGGCAAGGCGCTCGAAGCGGGCGATACCGACCAGGTGATCCATTACCAGGTCGAGGCGCAATCGGGAGCACCCCTGCTGGTGCTTGTTGCCGGCGCGGATCTTCGGACGAAGCAATACTATATCACCAAGTTCTCGGGCGGGAAGTTGATCCTGGCGACTGCTGGAACCGGCTTTGCCGCGGTGCAGAACGCCCCGAACCTCAACGAGGCCGCTCTGGTGCCGGCGCCCAATGGGAAGGTGATCCTGGGCGCGACGCTTACTGCTGGGGACCGCTTTACGGCGGATTCCGACGGCAAAGCGGCGGCGGTGACCGACCACACGCATATCGAGAACACGGCCGCTGAATACGCCCAGAACGCTACGACGGCCGCGGCCACCGTGGTCGAGTCTCCGGGGATCCTGGTGGAAGGCGGGAATGCGAACGACGTGGTGGCCTATTTCGCCGCGCCCGCTCGCATCTAGCCGAACGGTTGTGAACTGAATTGTTGAACGCGCCGCTGGAATATCGAACGGCGGCGCGATGAATCCAAACGAACGATTTTCAAGGAGGGAACGATGCCATTACAAGATTTTGTCAAAGACGTCATCCTCTCGGATTTCTCGGTGGCCTATCGGCCGCCGGCTACCGTGGGGCAATACCTGTTTCCATCCGTGCCGAATTGCCCTATGGCCGGGATTTATCCTAAATGGGGCCGAGAAGCATTTCGGATCCTCAAGGATGAACGCGCGCTTTCGAGCGAACCCGTCCTGGTGCAACAGGCGCCCACCTGGGGTGAGTACCGCACCAAGGAATATTCGCGCAAGACCGCCATCGACAAGCGCCTCACAAAAGCCGGAGTCATCGGGCCGACGCTGTTGCAGGGCGGCACAATCCTCGTCACGACCGGTCACGAAATGTCGAAGGAGAAGCGCATCGTCGATCTGGTGAACAATAAGAGCGTGATGCTGCAGAACAGCTCTCCCACGGGTAAGGATGCCTGGGATACTTCTACGGCGGACATCCTCGGGCAGTGGCAGGATGCACAGGAGGAGATCAGCCTTGGGGCCATGGTGGCGCCCAATATCGCCGTCACCCCCCTGCACGTTCGCAACATCATCCGGAAGAGCTCTCAGATCAGGGCGGAGTTTCCGACCTTCAATGGCCTGATCACCGATGCCATGTTGGCCGAGATTCTCGAAGTCGACCAAATCGTCGTGCCGCGGGTGATGTACGTAACGTCGCCCAAAGGCAAGACCGAGGTGGTGGCGCCGCTGTGGGGAGAGAGTGTTTTGCTCGCTTACGTGGATCCCAATCCGGGAATCATGACCATCTCTCTGGGCTACCAGATGATCAATGAACCGCGCACGATCTATACGCGGTACAACGACGACATCAAGAGCTGGGAGATCATGGTCGAGGCTGAGCAGGCCGAGGAATTGGTGGCAGCGCAATGCGCCCATCTGTTCTGTGACGTGCTAACTCCTCCGGGGTCCTAGAGCGCCGGAAGGCAGGACATCCGGGATATTCGCTCTTTAGACATCCCGGAAATTTCACGACATGACCATGGCCTGGTAGCCCGGGCGCGTTCCTACGCCTGGGCCGCCAGGGCAGGAGTGATTTGTGCCTTACGCAACCCAAGACGACCTTCTCCACCGGGTCACAGCCGCTCAACTTGAGCAGCTCACGGATCCGGATGGGACGAATGGCGAGATTGACGCCGACCGCGTTACCGAGGTGATTCGAGATGCCACAGGGCTGATCGATTCCTACGCCTCGACGCGCTATTCGATTCCCCTGGCTGAGACTGACCAGGTGAAACGGATGGCGGTGGACCTGGCGCTTTATTTCTTGAACTTCCCGCCGAATTCCGATGAACGGGAGAAGAAGTACGATCGCAACCTCTCGCTCCTCAAAGACGTTTCGGCCGGAAAGGCTACGCTCGATGGCCAGGCCTCCGGCGCCCCAACCGAGCAGGCGGGATCCTCGGGCGGCCCGGTGCGGGATGACCGGGAACGGTTCTCGGATGATAAGAAGTTGAAAGATTTCTAATTAAGAATTACGAATTAGGAATTAGGAATGCCCGGATTCACAATCTCGATCCGCAATGAGGACGTCGACCGACGCCTGGGATTAATGTCGGCGAAGATTCAGAATAAGAGCGAGGTTCTCAAGATCATCGGAAACGTTGGGGTCGAGGAATCGCACACCATCTTTGATGAGAGCGGATCGCCGGCGGGATCCTGGAAGCCGTCGCTACGGGCCGCGATCACAGGCGGAAAAACCCTGCTAGATCGCGGCAAGTTGCGGGCTTCCATTAATTATGAGATCCGGGGGGCTTCCCAGGTGGCGATCGGGACCAATGACATACGCGCCGCCATCCATCAATTTGGTGGAATCATCCGGGCCAAAGCTGGCGGATACCTCAGATTCAAACTCGCCGGCGGCGGCGCCACGGCGATGGGGGCTTATCAAACAGTCGGCGGCCATCGCCGCAAGAATTACGGAAGCCCTTGGCGAATGGTGAAACAGGTGACCATGCCGGCGCGGCCATTCCTAGCATGGACCGATCGGGCCACGGAGAACGCCAACAGAGGGATCACGGATTATTTCATGCTGGATCGATAACCACCGGCGGTGGGAGCAGACGGAATGCTAACTCTAATCGAAATCGAAGACGCCATCCTAACAATCCTCCGCGAGGCGGGGGACCTGGAGGCCGTGAACGACACCAGCATCACCACCTACGGCGATTCCCTCAACGTCGCGCTGGAAGATTATCTCAAGGCCCAGCTGGCGCGGTTTCCGCTGATCCTGGTGGTCTTCGGCGGGGTGCAGTCGGTCCAGGAGCATGATATCGATGGCGTCAATTACCAGGAAACCCAGAATTGGGGGGTTCTCGTGGCCGATCGCAATCTCGGGAGCGAGCAGTTTGCGCGCCGCGGGCAGGCGGAGCACGGAACCACCGGCACTTATAGTCTGCAGGAGACCGTTCGCGATCTTCTGCACAACGCCTCGCTCGGCGACGAGAACGAGATCCATAAGATGAAATTCCGGTCCTCAAACGAAGTCATGAATGCCAACGGGGTGAGCGCCTACGCGCTTACATTCCAGGTCGAGGTTGAACGGACCTCGACAAACTAAGGAGAAAACCCATGTCAAACGATTTCCAGAGATCCGAAACCCTCAAGGTTGCCCTCGCCATTGCGAAGGAAACCGATTTTCTGACCCCGCTCCTCGACGCGGATATCGGCGTGGTGCTGCCCTTCAATGGGTTCGGCGTCACGCCCCTGAAGCGCGAGATTGAAGACGACAGTAAATTCTTCGGAAAGGGCCACGGCGATCCGACCGAGATCCGCCCGATGGGCGATCAATGGGGCGCCAGCCGCACTTATCGCGCCTCCGACAAATCGCTGGCGCTGCTCCTGCCGCTCCTGTTGGGGTACGCGGTGACCTATACCCCCGCCACAGCCACGACCGCCCGGCGCCATATTGTGAAATTCTGGGATCCCATCGGGGGAAACAACGAGGCGCTCTCCACCTCCTGGATCGAGGCTTATGCCGACACGCAGAAGAAGATCTCCGGCGTCGTCATCAGTCAGGTGCAATTGAACGCCGCCAAGAAATACCAGGTTGATCTGGTCACGCAATATATGGCGCGGCTGGCCGTGGACAATGCCGCGGTGCTCCCGGCGGTTTTTTCAACTGCCAAGTTTCTGCGGCTCGAAAAAATCGAGCTGGGCACTTTCGGAACCCTCGTCGACGTTTCCAAGAAGGTCTCGAACGTCGCGATCACCTTCAACCAGAACCCGCAGCTCAAGTTCACCCCCGGCGCGCCCACCGGTCAGGAGTATTACGCCAACGTCGCCCTGATCGGCTCGCAGACCGCCACGCTCGACCTCACCCTGGCTTATGCCAACGCACTCGCGGACTATACGGTGGACGGGACGGAATTGCGATGCCGCATCACCTTCAAAGGAGCGACGATCGAAACGAATTTCGACGTGGAGATGATCGTCGATTTCCCGCGCCTGGTGGTGGACAACGACGCCGTGAGCGATGACAATTCCACGCTCAGCCTGGAGTTGAAATTCTCCGAGAAGACCGTCCTGCGACATGAGACGACCATCGCCTCCGGCACGGCCACGAGCGGCACCACCTCGTCACTCACGAAAACCGCCGAAACTTTTGTCACCAAGGGCGTCAAGGAAGGCGCCCTGATCACCATGAATACCGGGGCTGAAGGAGCCCTGGAAACCCGCACCATCATCGAGGACTCGCTTGCCGAGACGACGGTGCATTTCACGCCGATAGCCAGCAACGCGGTCACCAGCACCACGACTTTTTCCGTCACCCAAGGCTCGAAAGTGGTCGTGACGCTCCAGAACGCCGAGACATTGTTGCCGAGTCAATAAAGCCTCGCGAGCCACGCGCCTCCTTTACATGCCTCCGTGGTCAGATACGCCGGGGAGGTATGGAGGCGCGGTGGGTAGAGAAATTTAAACGCACCTTACAAACTCAAAGGAAAAGCAAATGACCGAAGAAACCAACACCGTTGTAAGCATCGATTCGAAAGACCCTACAACCAACCCGGGGCGCCTCTTTGAATGCCGCCCCGAGGAAGAATACGTGGTCATGATTCCGGAACGGGCGCGCGGCTCCATCCGCGTCGTCCACGTCTTTTCGCATATCACCCCCAAAGAATGGATCGCACTCGATCGCAGCAATGTGCTCATCATGCGGCAAATCAGCGACGATTTGAACGAACTCGAAAGCGGCGCCTTCGAGCAGGCGATCGCACTCTATGACCTGCATATTCAGCGCGTGGAGCTCTGGATTCCGGAGGACGCCGGGTGGGTCGCGTCAGGTAAGGAAATGCCGGAGGAAAACGTCAGTTCGCTCGAAAAATTCAAGACCATTAACGCCCTCACGCGAGTCGAAAAAAGCGAATACGCGCGAATCTTCTCTGCTGACGGTTTTCTTGCCTCGGCGGGTTCCTCGGAGATTTGGCTTCGGGCCATCCAGAATGACCACTGGGTTTTGCTTGGCCACCAATTCCGTAAGCGGACCACGGCGGAGGAAAAGCGATTTAAGACGATGACTTCGCGAATTCAATCGGTCCGCGGTGCGCGCAAAAACACCAGTCGATTTCCCTCGGATCTGGCCGGCGAAGTAGAACTTTATGACGAGGTGTTCGAGGCCTCGAGCGGCTATGTCGACCAAGGAGTGCCGATTACCTCACCTGCGGAAATTCCGCCCTATCACAAAAGGCTTGCGCTTCGGGAACTATGTCAGGGGGATTCGGTGGACGCGGGGGAAGAATAGCGCTCCGGGAAGACACTCGGAGCGGCGATGAGGAGATCCCGGAGGAGGAGCGGTATTCATTTCGGGCGGCCATGCGGAAACTCCTTCTGGCCTCCGAAAATGCTCGCCGCAATGAGGGCCAGCAGGAAACCCTCCCGGGGCGGGTGAATGTTAAGGATTTTTGCCCCGGAATCGGGCGATGCATCGAGACGGCGCTTGATCCGAGCGCCTGTGAGGGATGCAGTGAGCGCCGCTACCAGGTTTATTCCGAGGCACCCACGGAGCGTTGGAACAATGCGATCGCGCTGACGCTCTGGCTGGATGCAAAATTCATGGCGGGTTGGCGACCGAGCGATTTAAACGCACTCTCGCCCGAGGAATGGGAAATGCGCGAGATCTTGGTCATCGAACGCAATTGGATGGAACGCCAGGTCATGGATCGGGAACGCCAGAAGATGAAAAAGCCGTCCGATTTATAAGGTGAAATTATGATTCTCGACGCCACAAAGAATTTTGCGAAAGTCACCGTCAGCACCGGTTACTCTTCCGGTGACATATCGATCGTTCTGGCAACGGGCCAGGGCGCAAAACTGCCCCAACCTTTAACGGACGGTCCCTTCAATCTGGTCTGGTGGGATTCGACCACCTATGGCGACCCATCGGATGATCCAAATGTTGAAATTGTGCGCGTGACGGCCCGGACGGCCGATACCTTGGCCGTGATACGCGGACAAGAAGGAACTTCCGCCTCGAACAAGAACACGTCCGCCCACACCTACCAGATGATCCTGGCCCCGACCGCCAAGATGTTTACGGACATTCAATCCGCTTTGGCGGGGGCTGGGGCGATCTCATCGGTCTCGAATACCGACGGGACCTTGACCATCAACCCCACGACGGGCGCGGTGGTGGCTTCTCTTGCCCTCGGGCATGCGAATACCTGGACGGGGGCGCAGACGTTCGGTGATGCGCTTCTAGTCGCCACGGCGCCCAAGATCACGACCGGGATCAAAGACGCCAACGGAAATATCATCATCGGCTTCACGGCAACGGGGTCAGCAGTCGATTATCTGAATGTGGCCAATGCTGCTACGGCGAATCCTTCCACGGTGACGTTGAGTGCGTTGGGAGCGAGTACGAACATCGGACTAAGGTTACAGCCTAAAGGAAGCGGATATGTTTCCTTTGGCTCTGGTGACTATCTCCGAATAACCGCTGATGGTGGAGCTAACGGAACCATCATTCACGCAAATACTTCTACAAGCACAGAAGTAGCCATGGAAGGATATGGGTGGAATTTTCGGAGTAGCGGTGGAGCTAATTATCTCAGTATTACAGAACAGTATGCCTACTTAATTGGTGGCAGTGGCATGCTAGCACTTTCCTCTACGTCCCCCTTTGGATGGACATCTTCAACGACCGCAAGAAACGCTTTGGATTTAATCTTGACTCGCAAAGGAGCAGGTAATCTTCTTCTTGGAGGTCCCGATGCCGCTGCTCCCGTTGCTCAGACTCTTTCAGTTCAGAGTGTCGTGGCAGGAACTTCCAATACGGCAGGAGCCATCTACAATATTGTTGGTTCACTATCAACGGGAACAGGCGTACCAGGAAGAGTGTCAATACAGACAAGTCCTCTCTCTGCCACAAGTGCGACAACGCAAAATTCTGCCGTTGACCGTTTCATCTTTGGCGCAACGAAGGTTCTTGCCAACAACACAGTAACACCCATCGCCAATGCAACCGTAGCCAGCAATATGGTCGCCGGGGGCCTGATACGCTATCAGGTTGAAGTCTTTAATGGGACTGACCTGCAAATCGAAACAGGCCAGTTTATCTATCAAGTTATCAACAAGGGAGGAGTGTTCTCAGCCAATACGATCACGTCGGCTGGGGCAACTGGAGTCGACGTGACCAGCAATTGGCCCGTCAACGCGGTGACAAGCGGAAGCCTGGTTTGCACTTGGACGATCACGGCGGCCAACCCTGCTGTCATCTCGCTGAATGCAAACAGTTCTTTGACTCCATCGACGGGCTATCCGAGGCTCACTTATACGATTGAAAATCTCGCACAGCAGGCAGTTGCTGTTCAATAGTTAGTTCTACCGCACGACGCAACACAATGTTTGGTATACGAACGACAGCGCTCCAACGAGCTAGAGGAAGGAAAACGAACATGGCATTTCAAATCAGCGAGACCCTGGCAACGGGCGTGACCATCAATTATTTCAGGCCCTTGGGTTATCGGCACGACGGAACCAATTTCGTGGTCAGCGTGGGAGGGTATGTCAATAAAGCCCTAAGAGCGGCGGGCGCCCAGCCCGTGACGGCCATTGATTACGTATTTCCTGCCGTACTCGACGACGTTCCCGATGCACAGGGAAACCCGACGGTCGTTGACCCTGCCGCCATCTCCCCTGTTGCGGGGGCAAACCTCAACGACAGCAACATCAAATCTGCCTATGTCGCTTTAAAGAAACTTGCAAAATTCAGGAATTCAACCGACGTGTAGCATGAAAACAAACAAATAAGAGGCTCACATGGCTAAAAATAAAAAGGTAATTTCGATCGCGAATGCGGCGGTTCGGAATCCCGCCAAAATCATTGAACTTACCGAAGAAGAAAAGAACGAACTTCGGATCAGCTTGGGCAATGAGCATATCAAGCGAATGGAGCTCGACCTCACCTTGGAGAAACGAAATACGACCCTCTTGAGGTTTCATTTGAATCATTCGACGACTGAGGCCGGATGGGATCTCAAATTGGACGGGGAGGGCAATTTCTGGCTGGAAGAGAAACCAAAGCCCCCCGCCCCGCCGAAGTCATAAGGAATTCGAATGGCATCTTCCATTTTAGGCGGCGGAACTCTAGGTAGCGCCCCCCTGGGCGGTAGCCTCGGTGGCGTCCCTATCTCGCAGACCTTTATCGGCAATCAGGAAAGCTCGTTGCGATTGCTGCTGACCAGAATTCCGAGTCAGGAAGCCGGATTTGGTTTGGCATCGGCGCGAGTCACGAATTATGGCTCGAACCTCGGTCTTGCCAGCGCCCGGACAAAGAATCAAGAGGCCAAGTTCAATCTGCTTCAGGGGCTGGCGGCAAACCAAGAGGCCACGATGGCGATCGCCGTTTCGCACCCCATCAATGACGAATGGATTTTCGCCTTGAAACAAACTTGGCGGATGGCGATGGAATATCTTCTGGACGTTCCGAAGACCTCGCCACTGACGCAGGAAAGTCTGTTGAATCTTGCGAAGGCGGAAATCTTAAACCGTGAAAATCTATTGGGTCTTCTGGAAGGATATTTACTTGACCAGGAGGCGCGCGGCGTTTCAGTTTCCATTCGGATTTTATCGCAGGAAGCAAAGTTCTCGTTGGTCTCCGACAGCGCTGAGACCATGGAATATCTGCACTCCATCAATGCCGGTAAGCTTTCGCTCCAGGAATGGATGCTTGGACTCAACCGGCTCACGGTGATCTGGAACGAGGCCAGGGGAAAAGTCTATTCGTCCAACTTTATCCACCAGGAGGCCAAGGGGTGGGTCATTCAGAATATGATCGTTTCCTATGAGGCGATGTTGGATCTGCTGGTCTCGATGCTATTTATGAAGGCTTCGTTTGTGATCTCGGCGACAGCCACCGGGGAATTTGCGTTGAACATTTATATGAAGGAAGATTTTTCTTAATCGGCAAGCGAAAGGAAAAAGGAGAAGCACATGAGCATTGCAGCCACAGACCTGAAAGCATACCAAGCGGCCAGCATGCCGGAAGATGACGCCTCCGCGGCGGGCGGCGCTATCGCGACGGCCGGCAAGGTCGAATTGACCGACATTTCCGCAGCCGATACCGTGACCTACGTTTCGGACGGTGCGGACACGCGGAATTGCACCGTGACGGGCCGGGATGCCGCCGGTGGGATCGTTACCGAAACCAAGGCGCTCAACGGGGCAACCCCGGTCGTCGGCTCGCAATCCTTCGAGCGCATCCTGAAAGTCGTTCTGGCTTCCGGAGACGCATCGAGGACGGTGACGATCACGAAGACCGCGGGAGGCGCGACCATCTGCACGCTGGAGCCCAATGTCACCAGCACCCGGCGACTCTTCTACGACTCGTCCAGTGCGACGACCGGAGCCAAGGTGCGCTATGAGAAGTTTTTCTACAAGAACACGCATGCCACGCTCCAATTGAATGGTGCCCAGGTGACGCTAACGGTGGACGCCAGCGCCAAGATCAAGATCGGCTTGGCGACGGGAAAGGGCGATACCGGGGCTGTGGCCAACCGCCTGGCGGCACCCGGCGGTGTTTCGTTCTCCGACGTCGGCATCGCGCTCACCGTTCCCACCGGCGCCTTGGCTTCCGGTGAAACGATCGGCGTTTGGGCGCAACAATCCTTGGCGCAGAACGATGCGGCATTAAAAGCTTCATTCACGACCCAGATAAATGGCAGTTCGACCTGATCGCGATGGTTTGAACCGGAATGGAATAGAAAAATGGACATGTCTAAAATTACCTATTCCTGTCAATTGTGCGGCGCTGACATCACGGCGATCATGGAAGCCGTGCCCTGGGACGCAGAGGTTCACGGGATTGAATGTCCGAACGAGGATTGCCCCATGACATCAACAATTCAAAGATTTCCGGAAAACGCCGCGACCGACTAAGAGATGAAGGAGACTTGTGGTGATTCCAACGCTGGTGGCTGGCGATATAGGAACAACTCTCGTCGTGACCTGCATCGATGAGGCCACGCAATTGCCGCTGGATTTGACGGACGCGACCGCCAAGCTTCGTTTCGATATTGCCAATGGCACTGTGATCGAACGCACGGCAACCGTGCTGTCTCCAACAGCGTCTGGAAAAGTTCAGTACCGATTCGCGTCAGGGGATTTGACCAAGGGACGGCTCAGGGGCGAAATTCGAATCAGCAAATCCGGTATCGTTCTAACCCAATCCGATTTGTTTTTCATAAATATTCGCGCACCTCTTGCGTGAAGATGATGGCTGATTAGAGCCAAAACGCCGCTGCAATGGCGCATTCCAAACAAAATGGGCAATAATAGCGCAGTCCAAATCGTCATCGATGTCAGCGCCGGGCAATCGGCCCAGGCCATTGAGTCGGTCCGCGGCGCGCTTGCCGGCATGGGCGTTCAGGCCGATGTGTCATCGAAGCAAAGCATTTCCGGCAGTGAAGGGATGCTTTCGTCGTTCGGACGGGTCAAAGATATTTTGGGCGCCATCGGTATAACTATAGGATTGACGCAGTTAGTGAGTTTTCTTCGCGAATCGATTTCCATGGCGCTCGAATATGAAAAAGCCTGGGATCAG